AGGAGCGATGACTGGTGCGTTTGCGGTATGGCTGGGTAGCGAAAAGGACAGTGGGGGATCATCAAAATGATGGCGTTATTGGGGAGTCTGCTTGGCTTCGGAACATCGTTTCTGCCAGAGATTTTGAATTATTTTAAGGCTGGTCAGGAACACAAACACAACCTTGAGCGGATGCAGCTTGAGATGGATTTGATGTCTAAACGTGCAGAGTTAAAGATACAGGTGTTAGACAAAGAAGCGGATATAGCAGAAACAGAGGGATTATATAGTCATGATCAAGGACTTGATGGTGGGGGATTTGTCAATGCACTACGCGCTTCTGTTCGACCTGTCATTACTTATGTTTTCTTTGGTCTTTTTTGTGCCATCAAAATCACGGCGCTCATGGCATTGATGAACTCAGGTGTTGACCTCGGTCGTGCACTTTCGATGTTGTGGGATCCAGAGACTTCGGCGTTATTTTCTGCCGTTCTCAGTTTTTGGTTTGGGGGCCGGGCAATACAAAAATACATGAAGGTAAAGCAATGACTATAAAATGCAGCAAATGTACTAAACCTGCGGATTGTAGTCATAACCGCGAATGGTGGTGTGCACATTGTTTTATAAAATTTTTTAAGGTGAACAAATGAGCTTATATAAAAACATTCATAATAAACGTAAAACCGGAAGAAAGATGCGTCCAAAGGGTGCAAAAGGTGCCCCGACCGCGCAAAACTTCAAGGACGCGGCTAAGACGGCTCGTATGAAAAAAGGTGGTATGGTGAAAAAGAAGAAAAAATGATATGGGCTGCTGTTTTTTTGCTTTGTACTCCACATGAGTGTATGAGTGTTGGAAGCCCTTTGTTTCGTACAAAAGACGAGTGTTTATATTCGACACAAACAAGGGGTATAAATTCTGTAAATCAAAAATTTCCAAATCATGTTGTTGTAGCATGGATGTGTGTTTCTTTCGGAGGACAAACAAATGACATATAAATTAGGAAAACGCAGCCAGCAAAAGTTGGAGGGTGTAGATGAGCGTATGCAGTCGGTTGTTCGATATGCTATATCGGTGACTAAGCAGGACTTCTCTGTAATCTGTGGTTTAAGAACTCGCGAGGAACAAGAGGTTTTGGTTGCTAAAGGTGCATCAAAAACAATGAAGAGCAAGCACCTTGACGGTCATGCGGTAGATCTTATGGCATATGTAGATGGGGGGCGCTGGGAATTAAATTTGTACGATGAGATTGCTGATGCTATGGCAGAGGGTGCGAGAGCGGTGGACGTCCCGATTAGGTGGGGAGCCGCATGGACTGTGCCAAATATAGCATATTGGGAAGGCGATATGGAGAGTGCGATGAACGATTATATTGACACTCGCCGTGGTCAGGGACGCAGACCTTTTATCGATGCCCCACATTTTGAGCTTATGGTATAGAGATGGATGTTATTGACTTATCGAAATATCTCTATAAAAAGCTAGAAGAACGACAAAAAGATTTGTCCGACGCTCTTGCGAGTGGCGCAGTTAAAGACTGGGAACAGTACAAAATGTCGGTGGGAGAGATACGGGGTCTCTCTTTCGCTCGTGAAGAAATAAAGGCCCTGCTGGAGAAAAACGTAGACGATGTCGAAGACTTTATATCTTCCTGACCACGTTGCGCAGAAAATGAACAAAGAAAAAGAAGAGGCAAAAAGCTCTTCTGCTTTGGATAGCGCATATGTTGACGCTAAAGAACGGGTGTTAGACCCGGCCCTTTTAGATAAACCGTTGCTTGAACGTCTTCCGCAACCGACTGGTTGGCGGGTTTTAGTTATGCCGTATCAAGGCAAAGCCAGAACATCGAGCGGCTTGTATATTCCTGATGAAGTTCGAGAGCGTGAAAGCGTGGCCACGGTAGTGGCATACGTGATGCAGCTAGGACCATTAGCTTACAAAGATCCCACTAAATTTGGTTCTGATTGTGAACCATGGTGTGAGAAAGGTCAGTGGGTTTGTATCGGTCGTTACTCTGGCTCACGGTTTAAGATTGATGGTGGTGAAGTTCGTATCATTAATGATGACGAGGTTATTGCCACTATTCTTGAACCAGATGATATCAAGCATGTTTAAGAGGTAACTCATGGCAGAAGAAGAAACTAAAGTTGAAGAGCAAGAAATTATTGTTGAAACAGAAGCTCAAGAGACAGATGAAAAGGTTGAGGTAGAGGAGCCTCCGACAGAGGAGCCAGTTGCGTCTTCTGGAGATGAAGAGTTAGATTCTTACAGTAAAGGTGTTCAGACTCGTATTAAAAAACTGACGGAGAAGTATCGTCAGGAGGAGAGAGATAAAGCTGAAGCAGTTCGATTGTCTCAACAACTTATTGAAGAGAACAAGAAGCTAAAGTCTCGTGTTAAATCTTTGGATTCTGGTTATCTAAATGAGTATGGCAATAGACTTGAGTCACAAACATTAGCTGCAAAGCAGATGTACAAAGAGGCTCATGAGTCTGGTGATACGGACAAGATGATAGAGGCTCAAGAGTTAATTTCTAAGATTGCGGTTGAGCGTCAACGTTATCAGTCTGCAAAGGTAAAAGCGGATCAACAGGCTAAGATGCCCGTTCAGCAACCGACCTCAGAGCCACAGCCACAGCCACAGCCACAGCCAGACCCAAAAGCACAAGCTTGGGCGAAGAAAAACTCATGGTTTGGCGATGACCGTGTTATGACAATGGCTGCTTTTGCTATAAATCAACAACTCATTGACGAAGAGGGGTTTGACCCACAGAGCGATGAGTATTATACTGAAATAGATAGTCGTATGCGCAGTGAGTTTCCTCACAAGTTCGAGACGGCTAAGAAATCGGGTGGAGGAAGCCAGGTCGCTTCTGCTGGTAACTCCGCATCCCGCAGTACGAAACAGGGGCGCAGGTCGGTCAAGCTGTCGCATTCACAGGTCGCTATTGCGAAAAAGTTGGGCGTACCTCTTGAAGAATACGCCAAATATGTGAAGGACTAAAACCATGGCTGATAGAACACCGCGTAAAAGCGCAACCCGCGAGGCAGACTCGCGCAGAAAACCATGGGCACCGCCCAGTCACCTTGAAGCACCAGAACCTCCAGAAGGTTTTGTGCATCGTTGGATACGAGTTTCAATGCGTGGTGAGGAGGACAAGATGAATGTCCACGCCAAGCTACGCGAAGGATGGTCTCCCGTCCGTGCAGATGAGTATCCAAACTATGAAGCCCCAGTCATTGATGATGGCAAATATCAGGGTGTAATAGGACAAGGTGGCTTGATGTTGTGCCGCATCCCTGTTGAAACGGTGGAAGAAAGAACTGCATATTACGGGGGCAGAACCCGCGAACAAATGACCGCTGTAGATCAGGACCTTATGAAGGAGCAACATCCTTCTATGCCGATAAATCAAAATCGGCAAAGTCGTGTAACCTTCGGAGGCCGTGAACGCGACTCCGGATAAATTTAGAGGATTGCTATTATGGCAAACACTAACGGTGCTTTTGGCTTAAAGCCAATTGGTGTAGTCGGTCAGGGCTACAACACCACTGGTGCGACTGAGTATCGTATCGCCTCTGGAAACACTAACGCGATTTACCAAGGTTCACCCGTAATCCCGCTGTCAACAGGCTTTATTGATATTGTTGGCGCGGCTGCTGGTGGAACGGTAGGACTCGTGGGTGTGTTTGCAGGAGCGGAATACGTTTCGTCTACCACTGGTGAGAAAATCTTTTCTAACTTCTGGCCTGGTTCTGGCGCGGATTCTAATTTTCCCGTCAAGGGCTTTGTGTATGATAACCCACTGCAATCATTTATCATATGTTCAGACGCCTCACTAACAAGTGAATCGACTGCGCGTGGACATGTGTTTGCAAACGCAAACTTTGCAACTGGTGCTTCTGGTTCAACAACCACGGGTATTTCATCTGCTAAGTTGGCTGTCAGCACGATCGCAACCACTGCTAACTTAAATCTGCGTATTATGGGTATTCAAGATGACCCAGAAAACTCAGATTTCACTGCGGCTGGTATTCCACTAATCGTTCGTTTAAACAACTCCTTCAATTCGCCGAATGGTGCGATTGCTGGGGGCACTGTTTCAACGACAGGCGTATAAGGAGACTGATTAATGGCTATCTCTCGCGCACAACTAGCGAAAGAGTTGGAACCCGGTCTTAACGCCTTGTTTGGTATGGAGTACGATAGGTACGAAAACCAACATGCCGAGATCTACACTACTGAAGCTTCAGATCGAGCATTTGAAGAGGAGGTTATGTTATCCGGGTTTGGAGCAGCACCGACCAAATCGGAAGGTTCTGCTATAAGTTTTGATGACGCTAACGAAGCATTTACGGCTCGTTACAACCACGAAACTATTGCGTTGGCATTCTCAATCACTGAGGAGGCTATCGAGGACAATCTGTATGATCGTCTTGGTTCACGTTATACTCGTGCGTTGGCTCGTTCAATGGCACACACAAAGCAAGTTAAGGCCGCTGCGGTTCTTAACAATGCCTTTACTGCTGGCGCTTCTGCTGGTGGTGACGGGGTTGCGCTTTGTGCTACTAACCATCCGCTTACTTCTGGCGGTACGTTTGCTAACGAACCATCAACTGCTGCTGATTTGAACGAGACGTCTCTTGAAGACGCCCTTATCAATATTGCAGGTTTTGTTGATGAGCGTGGTCTTAAAGTAGCTTTACGTGGATTAAAGCTAATAATTCCACGTCAACTACAGTTCGTTGCAGAACGTCTGATGGTGTCTAACCTTCGTGTTGGTACAGCGGACAATGATGTAAATGCGCTTCGCTCTATGGGGATGTTGCCTAGCGGTTATGCCGTTAATGACTTCCTAACAGATCCTGATGCGTTTTTCATCATGACAGATGCTCCTCGTGGAATGATCCACTTTGAGCGTACTGCGTTGTCTACTGGCATGGAAGCAGACTTTGATACAGGCAACATGCGCTTTAAAGCTCGTGAGCGTTACAGCTTTGGCTTTTCGGATCCACGTTGTATTTTTGGTTCCCCTGGAGCGTAAACTGTGTTACAAGGAGATGTCCTTCAGTTACGGACATTCCTCCCTGTTTGTGATTGGGGCAACTTCGGTTGCCCCTTTCTTTTTGTGTGAAACTTCTGTATGGTTGAGGTATCCCTGACAATCGCATTGTGCGATTGACTCACCCAAGACAGGAGATCGACATGGGTACGACAACTTTTTCTGGTCCTATTAAAGCAGGAACCATTAAAGAGACTACGGGTACAACCCTTGGTTCAAATATCAAAAACACTGGTCAAGTAGTAATGTCTCAGACATTTGCGGCAGATCTATCTGGCGGTGCCTTAGCGGCGTCTGTAACAGATGTTGTGATTCCCGCAAATTCTCAGATCATAGATTGTGTTCTTGACGTTATTACAGCAGCGAGTGGTGCGACAAATATTAGTGTTGGTGATACCGTTGGTGGCGCGGCAACTCTTGTAAATACATTTGCAATTGGAACTACCGCCGGACGTAAATATCCAACTACTCAATCTGGTGGTGCTTTAGCGTGGGAAGACACAGGAACAACGGATATTCGTTTAACTGTGACCAACTCTGCTGCAACATCTGCGGGTGAAATCCGCATAACCATTTTGTATGCTCAAAACAACAATCTTGGCTAATAGGAGGGCTTCATGGCTGCTTCTATTTTTACAAAGACAGCTACGGCAACCGGGACATTACAGGGTGGTCGAACTAGGTTAAAAGCCTTTTATGTAAAGACTGCTAGTAGTGGTTCGCCTGCGGTTGTGTTTAAGAATGGTTCTTCTGGTGCAACTTTGTTGTCCATGGTTTTTCATACTTCTGACGACAATCAGATAACGATACCAGATCATGGCATCATCTTTAATGATGAGTGTCATGTGACGCTTACCAACATTGACTCAATCACAGGTTTCTTTGGGTAATACGATGGCGAAGCGTAAAGCGGATAAGATGCCAAAGAGAAACAAGAAAAATTTCCGCCCCACTAAAAAAGGGGCGGGGATGACAGAGGCTGGTGTAAAAGAATATCGTCGTAAAAATCCTGGTTCTAAATTAAAAACCGCTGTAACAGGTAAAGTAAAACCTGGTAGTAAAGATGCAAAGAGAAGAAAGTCTTTTTGTGCTCGTTCTGCTGGACAGATGAAAAAATTCCCAAAGGCAGCAAAGGATCCAAATTCACGGTTGCGACAAGCAAGAAAGCGTTGGAAATGTTAAACAAACAAATCACTCTAGCTCTTGTTACAACTGTTTTGGGAGTCATAGGTGCTATAAGTTACAACTGGGCGAGTTGGACAACGGAAACGTTAATCGCAGTTGATAAGCGCACAGAAGTTATGGCAACTCAAATAGAGTATATAAAACTAGAAATGGAGAGAATGTATGGCAATGTCACGTCGTCAGATGTCCCAACAAGTGTCCAAGCCTCCGCAGATGAATAACGGAATGCCAAGAGGTCTGACCTACTATAAAAAAGGTGGAAAGGTTTCCTCTAAGTCAAAAGGCAGTAAAATTTGTCTTT